ATGACCGCGAGGCGCTGGAGCGCATCCGGGCGAATACAGATCCGCGGCAGTGGGCCGCGCTGTATCTGCAGAACCCGACGCCGGACGAGGGCTCGTTCTTTCGTCGCGAGTGGTTCGAGCGCTTCGATCCGCGCACGCTCACGGGCGGGCACGCGTACACGACGGGTGATTTCGCCGTCACTGAGGGCGGCGGCGATTTCACCGAGATCGGCACGCATCGCTATCTCGGTGACACGCTCTATCTGTGTGTGGACGGCTGGTACGGGCAGACGGCGGCGGATGAGTGGATCGAGCGGTTAATTGACCAGTTCGGCCGTCACAAGCCGCTGTGCTTTTTCGGCGAGTCTGGGCCGATCCGTCGAAGTATCGAGCCGTTTCTGACGCGCCGGATGAGAGAGCGCAGGACGTACTGTCGTCTCGAATGGCTCGTGCGCGGTCACGACAAGCCGACGATGGCGCGTTCGCTGCAGGCGATGGCCGCGCAGCGGCGCGTGAAGATTGCCGATACCGAGTACGGCGAGCACGTGCTTTCGCAGCTACTCGCCTTCCCTGCGGGCGTGCGTGATGACGCCGTGGACATGGCTGCGCTGATGGGCATGGCGATCGCGGAGGCGCATCCGGGCTTGATTCAGGCGCAGGCTCCCAACAAACCGCAATACGACGGCTACAGCCGTCCGAGAGAGGACGATTCGTGGAAGGTGGCGTGATCGACAAGGAGCCGCAGGACGACGAGCTTCTGACGCTCGTGCGTCAGCAGTTCGAGGAATACGCCGATGCCACGATCGCCTCGCGTGCGCTTGCCGAGAAGTGCCGCGACTATCGCGACGGCAAGCAGTGGACGGAGGAGGAGCGCGCCGTTCTCAAGCGGCGCAAGCAGCCCTGCATCACCGACAACAAGATTCAGGACAAGTGCGACACGCTGCTTGGGATCGAAAAGCAGATGCGCACCGATCCCAGGGCGTTCCCGCGCAACCCTCAGGATGAGGAATCAGCGGAAGCCGCGACGGATGCGCTGCGCTTCGTGGCGGATCAGTCGGATTTCAATCGCTCCGTGAGAAGGGCCGCTGCCGACAATCTCATGGTCGAGGGGCTGTGCGCCGGTCAGGTGATCGTCGAGCCGCGCAAGCGGCGCGAGCCCAAAGTGTGCATGGAGCACATCCGTTGGGATCGGGTGTACTACGACGTGCACAGCCTGCGCGATGACTTCGCGGACAAGACCTACTGCGGCTTTTTCACGTGGATGGACTTCGAGCAGGCCAAGCTCGAATTCGACCCGAGGCGCAACAAGCTCGCGGACAAGGAGGCGCTCGAGCATCTCGAGGCGTCGTTCTCGCATGAATCGGCCGCAGGTCCCGACCAGACGCACGATGACAAGCCGCGCTACATCCTGCGTCAGGGCAAGCGCCGGCGGGTGCAGGTGTTCGAGCACTACGTCAAGATCGACGGTGTGTGGCACACAGGCAAGTGGTGTCGCGGCGGGTGGTTGGAGCCGCTGAGGCCGAGCCCCTACAAGGACGAAGACGGCAATCCGGATTGCTGCATCGAAATTCAAGCGCTCTATCGGGATCGGGACGGCAACCCGTACGGGCTTGTGCAGCGCTATCTCGACCTGCAGGACGAGCACAACAAGCGCCGCTCGAAGATGCTGCATCTGCTCAATGCCAAGCGGGTGATTCTCGAGAAGGGCACCGTCGAGGACATCAATGCGCTGCGTGCTGAGATCCATAAGCCGGACGGCGTGATCGAGATTGCTGGTGATCCCAGGGGCTTTCGCATCGAGGACAACTTGGCCGAGGCGCAAGGCCAGTGGCAGCTTCTGCAGCAGACGGAGCTTGCGCTCTCGCAGACCGGGCCGAACGCTGCTCTGGCGGGACAGAGTGGCAACATTTCCGGGCGCGCCAAGCAGCTCGACCAGCTCAGCGGGAGCCTGCCGATCACCCCGCTTTTCGAGGCGCTCGATGCGTGGGAGCTGCGGATGTTCCGTCAAGCGTGGAACCGCATCCGCCAGTATTGGACGGCGGAGATGTGGATTCGCGTGACGGACGATGAGAACAAGGTCCGCTTCGTCGGGCTCAATCAGCCGGTGCTCGTGGGCGATCAGCTCGCGCAGGCGCTGCAGAATGAGCCGATTCCGCCTGAGCTGAAGCAGGCGGTGCTGATGGAGATGGCCGCAGACCCTGCGATGCGCCAGCCGGCTCTCGATGAGTCGGGTAAGCCGATCATCAAAAACGCCGTGGCGCAGATGGATGTAGACATCATCATCGACCGCACGGCCGATGTGGTGAACATCCAGCAGGAGCAGTTCGCGGGGCTGCTCGAGATCGCCAAGGTCCGGCCGGAAGTGCCGTTTGATGTGCTGATCGAGGCGAGTCAGCTGCGGAGCGAGACCAAGAAGCGCGTGCTCGAGAGGCTCAAGGGCACGAACGACCCGGCCGCCGCGCAGCTTGCGCAGCTGCAGCAGCGTCTCGCCGAGCTCGAAGCGGCGCTCAAGGAAGCGCAGGTCATCAAGACGCTGTCTGAGGCCGAGGAGAACCAGGCCCAGACGCAGAAGATTCAGGCGGAGACGGTGGTTGGCATGGCGCAGGCCATTACGCCGCCAGATCCGAAGCCGCAGTTCGCGGTGTAGTTTTCAGGTGTCGCCGACCTCAACGGGCGTTCCATTCGTGCCGCCGACGTTACGGGCGATTCGTCAATCCACGATACGGAGATGAGCGATGAGTGACAGCGAGAGTCTGTCCGAGATTCTCTCGGGCAGTTCTGCATTCGTTCCCAGTACGCCGGCCGCCAAGAGCGAGCCAGCGACGGACGTAAAACCTGAGGTCACGCAGGATACCGCTGCGCCGTCGGCAGCGAAGGCCGAGGACAAACCTGCCCCCGAGGCGGACGCCGCCGAGGAGCCGCAGGAGAAGCCCTCGCGCGAGCGGGACGAACACGGGCGGTTCAAGAAGGCGCAGGCCAAGGAGTCGAAACCTGAGCCGATGGTGCCGTTGTCGGCGCTGTTGGCCGAGCGCGCCAAGCGTACCAAGGAGCCTGAAGCTCCGAAGCCGAAGACCTCATTCCTTGAGGACGAGGACCGGGCGTTTCAGGAGAGGGCATCTGCGGAGATCGCGCCGCTCAAACAAGCGATCTTTCAGCTGTCCGTAGAGCTTGCGCGCACGCGATATCAGGACTTCGATGAGGTGGCCAAGTCCTTCGCCGATGCAGCCGAAGCCGATCCGAGGCTTTGGGACCAGATGCGCGATGCGCCGAATCCGGCGAGCTACATCTACATGGTCGGCACGCAGATTCGCGAGTTGGCCGATGTAGGTGGGGACATCGTGCGGTATCGGGAAAAGGTGACCGCTCAGACCAAAGCAGAACTCGAGGAGACGCGCAAGCAGCTCGCTGCTGCCCAAGCGGAGCTCGAGGCCCTCAAGAAAGCCAAGGCAGATCTCGACGCTGTGCCGCGCTCGCTCAACAGCAGCCCCTCGGGCGCCGCGCCGAAAGCCGGCGACGACGACCCAGAGGACATCAAACACATCGTCCGATTCGGCAACAACCGCGGCTGAGATCCGCTACGCATCCGGTGAAGAAGGCGCCTTCGGGCGCCTTTTTTACTGGGCGATCCGGTCTCAGGCGCACGAGAGACTTACATGGCTGAGACTATTGTGCCCACCAATACACGGGTTATCCGGTGGGAACGCGATTTCTATCGCGAGTACATCCGTACAAACCGCTTCTCGAAGCTCATGGGCGCAAACGAAAGCGCCCCTATTCAGGTCAACGAGGACCTGACGCGCAACATCGGGGAGTACATCAACTTCGAGCTGGTGAACCGCCTCACCGGCTCCGGCGTGACGGGTACAAACACGCTGGAGGGGAACGAGGAGCAGCTCGGCATCCGCAATTTCCGCGTGCAGGTCGATCGGACCCGTCACGCGGTGCTCCATGACCGGCTGCACGAGCAGTTCTCGGCGATCGATCTCGTTGAGGCCAAGCGCGCCGTGCTCATGGATTGGTTCAAGGAGAATATCCGCGATCGAATCATCACGGCGCTGGGGTCCATCTCCACGGATGGCGTGACGCACACCGCTTACGCGGATGCGTCCGAGAGCGACAAGGACATTTGGCTTGCGAATAACAGCGACCGCGTGCTGTTCGGTGCTGCCTCGGCGGGCTACACGGACCATTCGGCGGATCTGGCGCTGCTCGACACAACCAGCGATATCATCAACACGACCACGCTGGCGGCGATGAAGGATATGGCGAAGAACGCCAATCCGAAGATCCGCCCGATCCGTGTGCGGGATGACGAAGAGTGGTATGTCGTCGTGATGGGCACGAAGCTCTTCCGTCAGGCTCAGACAGCGCTAGCTCAGGTCAACCGTGAGGCGTGGATCCGCTCGCAGGGCGATAACAATCCGCTCTTCACCGGCGGCGATCTGATCTATGACGGTCTCATCATCAAGGAAATCCCGGAGATCGGCGCGCTCCCGGGCACGCCGGGCGCCAACGGCACGACCAAGGTCGCTCCGGCCTACCTGATCGGCGCGCAGGCGATTGCGTACGCGGTCGCTCAGCGCTCGAGGATGATCGAGAACATCCGTGACTACGGCGCGAAGAAGGGCGCAGGCGTCGAGATGATCGACGGCATCCGCAAGGTCTACTTCGGCTCTGGCGCAACCGACACTGCGATCCCGAAGCAGCATGGCGTTGTGACGGGCTACTTCGCGTACGCCTGATCCACCTCTTGAGGGCGGGTAATCCCCGCCCTCGTTCTTTTTCGG